CAATGTTTGCCTGCCTGCGTAGCTCTGTGGCTGTAGGCTTGGGCTTAGTCAGAACTGCATTAGCATCAGGCAACGCGCCAATCTTGTTGCCAAGGGCGTCAATTGCTTCCCCAGCATAGTCAAACACGTCATCCAAACCTGATTTAACAAATTTTATGCCCGCTTTTATTGGCGCACCAGCCCCCATTAGGCTTTGGCAACCTTCTTAGCTGTAGCAGACAGATCCTTCATGTGAACTAGGAACTTGCTGGAGGCTGTGTGCGTCTTGCCAGACATGACTTTACCCTTGGCGTCCTTGTGAGTGGCGCCCTTATGCTCTTTGCCGTTCTTAAAGTAGTGCTTAACCCCTTTGGCCATTAAGCTTCTCCATTTCAATTTCAGCGTCTTGACGCTTCATGTCTGCTTCTATTGCAGCATCTTCGATTGCTTCCTCTATAGCATCTTCTTCCCATTGCTCTTCAAAATCATCTGGATCGTTATTTGAAATACCCATTATGCTTTCCTTTTCTTCATTGGCTTCTTCGCAGTCTTAGCCGCAGCCTTAAACGCACCTTTGGCTGGCGCGCCCTTGGCCCCAACCTTACGCATTTTCTCGCCAGATCCAGCGGCTATGCGCTTTTTCTTTGCCGCGATGTTAGAATACAATCCTTGTTTTGCCATTATATCGCTCCTTCGCTTTCTTCATTTATGTTATTAAGTGCGCCAAGAGATGGAACCAATGCCGCAATCATCCATGAAGGCGCATTGGCCTTTCTTGCAGCATCTATCATCTGACCTGTGATCTTTCCACCAGACAAAAGCTCTTGGGCGTATTGCAATGCGGCCCTGCGGCCTCCTCGCCGTTCAAGCTCTGTAAATGTCGATATAATTTCAATAACCTGATCGTCTACAAGTTGTTTGGCTTTTTTAGGACTGCTTTCCAATATTTTGTAATCCGCAGCATTCATAACCAAATTGCCGCCTTTTTTACGACTTCTTTGAATTTCAGAAAGATCCCGATACAACAAGTTTGCAGGAATACCACGGCCCTCTTCAAGAAAAGCCTGCGATGGGCCAATCTTATCAATACCAGTGTCATAAGTAGTGGATTGTCGAGCTGTAGTTGGAAACGGGCCTCTTTCTAAATTTGGCACAAAACCTCGATACCCAGTTGTACCCCAATCCATTCCAATTTGATTTGGATCTGCCGCTGCAAGTCTTGCGTCTCCGACTTTTGGGACGCCCATCTTTTGCAAACCGCCCTTGTCTAGACCTTTAAGAAAGTACGCCCTGTCTGTGCCAGTTGGTAAATTCTTAATATATTCTGAAATTGCGTTTGGATCAGAGACAGAAGTAAAATTTTGGTATGGGTATATTGTCTTGCCTTGGGTTTTAAATGTTCCATCGGCGTTTCTAATAAATGCACCGTCAGCGTCTTTAACTTTTACGGTTATAGGTTTACCTATATTTCTAATAGCCTCATCAATTTTACTAACATTCTTTGCCGCTATTGGTGCGTTTTTAAACATCTCACCAAGAATTAAACCCGTATGCATGGCAAAATCGCCTGACCGTTCAGCCATTAATATGCTCATGTAAAAAGGATCTTCGGTTTTTAAAGCCTCGTTTAATTTACTACTTGTTGCACCTTCAGCACCAGCGTAGCCTTGACCTGGAACATCTGTGTATTGAAACCCAGCCATAGAATTTACTGGTGTTTCAAACATATCCCCATCAACACCAGTGACAGTTTGCCTACCAGTGGGATCACCAACAATACTCATCACTGTCCTGCCTTTAAGATCGGCAATAGTTGATTGTTGTGGAGGTACTAGCTCATTAGACAAAAGCCCTTGGCTTTGATGCTGTGCCAATATTCTAGGTTGCATACTCTTAACGCCTGTGACGTTACCCGCGTCAGGTATAAAGGGTAAGCCCGCAACTTCACGCGCAGATACATCGTTAGCAATGTTGGCTGCTAAATCTGCACCGACACGGTCATAAGGGACTGTGCCTAAAACACCAATCTTTTCACCTAGCGTAGTAACGTATTCGCCTACTTCATTTGCGCCAGATTTAAAAGCGTCACCCAATGTTTCAAAAACACCAACCGCGCCTTTAATGCCTAATTTTATTGGTGTGCCTGCGCCCATTACTTTTTCTTCTTCTTCTTGCGAACAGCCTTCAGATCAGCAGCCGTGATCTTTTTCTTATTGCCTGCAACCGCAGCCAGCTTCTTCTGCTTTGGAGAATATTTGCTATATGGCATGTCAGCCTCCTAGAAGTTTATTCATCATCTCATGCACGTTGCCGCCGTCCAGCTTCATAACCTTGACTTTGACATCCTTGCCGTGCGGCACTTCCATCATTTCCTCTTCGACATCTTCGTACATGTCTTCGTCATCGTGCATATCGTCATCGCCAATGCCAACCATTGTGTGGTGGCACAACAGCAGGAAGTTCACCAACTGATCGTCGCTCAAATCAAGGCCGTCAGAGGTGTGTGCAAAACCCATCTTTTCCATAAACAGGTCTGCGTTTGCTTCCATATTTTCTACGTTTACTTCAGCCATATCAGCCTCCTAAGTTTTCTGGGCGCATCCGTGGACGCATTGGTTCTGGCCGTAATTCTGGGCGCAGTGACTGCTCTGGAGCCATCGGTGGGCGCGCAATTTCCATGCCGTCAATGTTTTCCATAACAGTGTCTGGCGTAATGATGCCCAACCTGACAGCTTCGTCATATGTCGATGTTGCCATTTCCATAGGCTGGCCGTCAATCATGTATGTCATTTTGTCTGGCGTAATCGCACCAGATCGTTGCATGTCCGCCATTTGACTTGGCATCATTTGCTCCATGCCATCGTCAACTTGGTATGTGCGTTTCATCTCTTGATCAGACATTGCGCCTATAGGCTGGTTAGCGCCTATAGATTGGTTAAACATTTCCATTTCGGCGTCACTTGTTGATCCTGAACCGCGCGGCATCGTCCTTGGCATAGCGCCAATTACGCTTCCAAACATCTCGCGCTCTTTTTCTGTCATAGCGCCGCCACCCTTTAAACGCTCAAGAAGCATTCTAAGGCCGTCTTCGGCTTCCTTGCTCATGTCGCCAGGTGTGATCTTTTGAACCATGTCTTGAAAAAGCATCATGTCAGGGTTCATTTGCATTTCGTCTACAGCCATATCAGCCTCCTATGTTATTCTTCATTATCTGCGCTGGGTTCTTCCACGTCGCCTTCAACAGCGCCTGCAAGTTCAATTTCCTTAATATACCTAGGCGGCTTGTCAGTAGTCTTATAGTACACTTCGCCCTCTACTGTCACCTTTTCTAACAACTGATTTATGTTTTTGCCAGAAGCGTATTTCTGTAGCCACGCAGGTAACCCCGCGCCACTGCCGCCCCTGTAGTAACGCTTGAATATACTGGCAGCAACAGCCGCTCTGTCACTGCCATCGTCACTGGGCGAGGTTATCACTATGTCTTCTTCATCGTCTTCAAGGCCATAAACGCTCTCTACGCTCTCGCCGCTTTCTGCTTCTTCGTATTTTATTACGCCGTCTACAACCTCTTGGACACTACCATCCCCGTTGATAAAATACTCTGTCCCCTCGCTGGTAATAAAGCCATCTTCTGTACTCATACCAGTTGGATCAGCGGCAGCGGCAGTAGATTGAACATTAAATACTGTTTCAAAACGCTTAGAATCATCAACGCCATCACCGTCAGCATCGGCTTGGGAAGCATCATTTGTAAAGTCGCCTGTGCTTATAACATCCCCTACTTTTAGTGAACTTCCGTCAGACTGTACAAATATATCAGAGTAATCGTCGCTTGTTGCATCGCCGCTGTTTCCTGCCTTAAGGTCAACCAATGAATTTATAGAGGTGCTATTTTCACCGCCATATTCTTGGTTAATTCTATTAATTTCATCAATGTCTGCCTGCGTCACTGTGTAGTCAGTAGATGTAGAAGATGGCGGCATGAACTTCATAACATCATCGGATGCTAACACCTTGTCAGCAAACGTCATCATGGTAGATGTGTCATGCCCAGTGTATTCACCAGCCTCGTTAAATATTGGCGTGGCTCCAGCCTCCAAGGCCGCTGCCTCTTGATTCACAATAGCGCGGCGATCCTCAATTCCACCCTTCAGCATTGAGTCGCCTATGCCGCCGCCGAAAAACGAAGCCACTTGCGCTATTTCACCCACGATACCTTGCGGCATCATAAGATTTGGAAGGAACGACGCAAAGTACGCCAAATCGCTAGGCGGAATATCATACAGCATTTGTTTCTTTGCTATGGCCACGTTTTTTTCGTCTTGCGTCATGCCAGTCGTATCAATTGCCGCGCCGCTGTTGGGATCATCAGACACACCATAAACATAATTTGATAGGCCAGTTAGCCTGTCAAAAGTCTCACCGCCGCCCGTCAGATCTATTACCTTGCCGTCTTTGTCGTAGCCATACAAAGTACCGCCCTCGTAAAAGGCACTATCGCCAATCGTAAATAAGTTGGCAAATACCTCCCGCATTGTATTTTGACCAGTCATGTTAACATTAGCGGCAGGTAGCGCGCCCGCTGCCTCAGTGGTTACGCTGCCTGCATCGGTTACAACAAGGGTCGCATTTGAATCTAAAGCTTCCTGTAATGATGCGTGTGGATTTCCAGACCTATCAAAATAAATTGCCGCGGCGTTTGGGCGCGCCCTCCGTATATGTATACCATTTTCACGCGCAATTCTCTCATCTGTTGGAGTTATAACTGCGGCAGCGGCAATTCTGCCTATTTCACGATCTGCCTCATCTGCCTCTTCCTGAGAATTATGAACGACGCCGTTTATATCTTGGTAATTAGGCATCGGGCCAATAAAACTGTCTGACGTTGCTGCCGCGTCTTGATTCTCATAAGTGCCAGTCGTTTCATCGTATCCAGTATTGAAAAACGCATCTTCAGCCTCCGTACCGACAACTGGCAGACCTGTCGTTAAGTCATAAAGCACGTTATCCTGATATTCTAAATTGTCTTTGCCATCGACCCAGTTTGCAAAAGTTTGCCCAGCATTGTTAACAGTGATTTCTACGCCGTTAACATATGACTTGTTGCCTGCAAACGTAACAATGTTTGTCAGGTTTTGGAGAAAAGTATTGCTGCCAGTGGTTGTTGTGTCACCCGCTGGCAAAGCGCCTGTGCCTGTGGTTGTTGTGTCACCCGCTGGCAAAGCGCCTGTGCCTGTGGCAACTTCGCCTGCCCCTGTATAACCGTCAGCCGTTTCAGCAATGACCTTCCGCCCATTAATTATTACTTCTTTATTAAGATAACCTGCGTCAATCGCATCATAGTAATTGGCAAAAGTAGGAATGGCTGTCCCTACAGTAGCCAGTGCGCCTGTTGTTATGTCTGTTGCGCTTGTTGTGTCTTTTGTCTCAATTGGATTTGTCTCAATTGGACTTGTCTCAATTGTAGTTGTGTCAGTGCCTGCTGTGCCAATGCCTAAATATTGATTTACAGCAGCCCGACTTGAGAAGCTCTGACCACCCGCTCCATCTGGAAAATAGGCAACCGTTCCATCAACGTATTGCGTGACAGGAATTGATTGACCATTGTCTAAAGTGACATTTGCTGAAAAATCAACGTCTGACAATGGAACGAGTGGCTCATCTGCTGGGAATACAACACTTTGTGTACCTACACCTGGTGTACCTACACCTGTAGTAATAGTATTATCAGTAAACGTATCGGCATTGACGTTTGTGCCGACAGATATTGTGTTACCATCCGCACCAGTTATGAGGCCATTATTAAAAGAAGATCCTGCGTTTGCCGCAACGGTTTTGTCAATATCATCTTGGCTGGTTGTGTTGTTATAAGTACCTGTGGTCGCATCGCCGCCAGTAATAATCTCTCTTCCAGTGTCCGTAAGGACAGTGCTGACAGTATCATAAACATTAGAAGCAGTATCTCTGATAGAGCTTCCAACATTGCTTGCTGTATCGCTTATACTCTGCCCAATGGAATCTAAATTATAAGTGCTAGTATCATTCCAATGAAAACCTCCGTGATCATAGGCAGGAATGCCGCCCGGCCCCGGTAATCCAGAGCCACCCATATCACGAAGCGCCTGCTCTTCCTGCGGATTAATGTACGCCAGCATATGTGGCTGATTGGAAATCATTGTCTGCCGTGGGACGCCATTAGCCACGTTCTCTAACGCGCCCATTCCCGTGTCAGGGTATGATACATTCGGAGCCGCAGTCATTTGGTTAATAGGGGCTTGGCTTTTCTGAACGATTACGTTCACGCGATCCATAAATGTGTTCATCATGCCCTCATTGGTGGTTGCTGCGGTGGTTGCTGCGGTGGTTGCTGTTGCGGCTGTTGTTGCGGTGGCTGCATGGCAGCTTCTGAAATAGCACTTAACGCGCCCATGCCCTCGCCGCTGCCCATGCGGGCCTTAATCTCCATGACCTTGTCGATCAGGTATTTGTTCATGTCCATCGGTGGCTCACCGCCCCCTGATCCGCCCGCTGGTGGCGGTGGCCCGCCCTGCGGCCCGCCAGCTTGGGGTGGGCCTTCCTGCGGCAATGCCCCAAATAAATCAGGGCGCAGGCGTGGAAGCATGTCAGACACCTGATTTATTTGTCGAGGATTATAAGATTGTTGGGGGAGCATTCTTCATCGCCTCCATCTGGATCTTCGCTGCATTCTTCTCACGCTCAAGTTGTAAGTCAGCCTCTAGCTTCATTACCTTGGCCTGCATGTCGGCCTGCGCCTTGGCTGCGTCGATCTCCATGTCCTGACGGGCCTCTGCCTGCTTGATCTCAATGCTGGACTTAGCCTTTGCTTGGTCAGCCTGTATCTGGGCCTGTGTGCGGGCCTTCAGGGCCTCTGTCTCAAGCTGCGCTAGTTGCTGTGCATATTGCAGTGGATTGGCTTGCTCCTGCTGTCCTGCGCCCGCTAGTGCTTGGATCTGCTTCATCTGAGGTGCGGCCTGCACAACCTGCGCCGCGCGCTGGCTAATTAGGCGATCCATCTCTGGATCAATGCCCTCAAACTTGAAGTCTGGATCTTTAAAGTTTGGCAGTGGCGGCAGCTCCATCTGAATACTGGCCTCCATCCGCTGGCGATACAACAGCGCAACGTGTTCAGCAATGTGGGCGATCAGCACTGGCTGCATAGCAGCCGCGCCAGGATTGCCCGCCAGTGACGGATCTTGCATGAACTGCATGTGAACCGCAATGTGCGCCTCATGCTCCTGCTCTGGAAAAGCGCGAATTGGCTTGCCGTACAACACGCTCATGTTTTCGTCCACTGGATCCATCTGCACAGCCTCTTCAGGCTTCTTCAGGATCTCATCAATGTTGGGTATGCGGATCGCCTCATACATCCGCTTGTAGGCTTCGTACAGGTCGTGGAACTGCGGAGCTGACCGCGCCATTTCCAAGACAGCTTGTGCTTGCGCGATGCGCTGGGCTGTCGAGAAGATGTTAGGATCAGACACTGGAACAATGTCAATCCTATCATCGAAGTCGGCACGGTAGATAATCTCCGCAGCTCCCGCCCGCGAAAAGCTGAACTCATCAGGGAGATTTTCAGCGTTCAGCCCCGCAAGAAGTTTAAGTTCTTGGCCCTGCGCGTAGTGTAGCCGCTTGTGAATTGCGCTAAATGCCTTGGAACCTTGCTCGATCAAAGCAACCGTCGAGCCAACTGGCATGTTGGCATTAACGTCGCCAATGTTTAAGTCGGCAGTGCTGGCAAATCGCTGGCCTGCCTCAACCATAAAGCCAAGCAAGTTGAACAACGAACCTGACGGCTCCTTGAACGGCAATGGCATTATGGCTTTATTCACGTCATCGACGGTACTGTCAATGTCAACAAACTCACCTGGGCTGATCTGCATGTCGCCGCCCTGAACACGGCCACGCAGCTTAAAGCCACCCTGCATGTTCGAGAACGCCGCACTGTCGAGCAAGGCGCGCAACGATCCTGTCGCCGCCTTACCCAATCCGCCGATCATGTGATACAGGCCAAAGCCGTAAAAGCCTAAACCTGGCAGAAACTTAAACGACACGAACCAATCGCGCCGCAGCTTCAGCTCATCCTCTTCCCTCCAGTTGCGGCGAACAGCCACGACGGTCTGGGATTCATAGTCAATCGTAATCACGTATGGGATCGCAACCGCGTTGTCATCCTCATCGTCATCGTCCATTTCATTGCCGTCAATGCCGTCAAACAAATCATAGACGTGCATTTCAAGCAGTGTCATTACGTCATCGTTGCTATCGTCATACTGATCGACGCCCTCGATTTCGCCAATCACATCGCCAGATGGATCAATGCTGTCGCTCTCGTTGTATTTGGTCGGCAGGTAATAGCCGTTCTTAACGTAGCGATTAAAGTCGTTCTTCGGCATACGGATAACGTGCGTATAGCGCGGGCTGGTGTAGAGATCCTTGCTCTCTGGGGCGACCACGAAATCTTCGGCTTTTACGAACTGGCTGCACTGCCGATCCATATTGGCGTCCCACCATACCTTTTTGAAGGTATGACCGATCAGCGGTAGGTGAAATAGCATTTGATCTAGATCGGGGAAGAACTCAGGCATTTCTTGCGTGATTTGAAAATTCATGTATTCGCGGACGCGCTTTGCCTGATCCTCTAGCTTCGGATCTGGCGTACCCAAAATCACTGACTTAACTGGGCCTCCTGATGGGTACAGCTCTGCAATTGCACGGGCATTAAACTGTGTCGCTGCCTCAGCTATCAGGGGGTGTACAACCACGGACAAGCCGCGTGTGCCGCGCTCTGAATCGCCATCGTCTAAGCCGCCGTCTGGATCTAGGGTACGCAGGCCGTCCTTGTAGCGTTCCTCCCAGTCTGCGCGGGCAGCGCGGTCATTCTCATAAAAGCTGACCAGCTCCTGCGCCTTTCGGTTCAGCTCTTTGTCGCCAATTGTCTCTGCAAGGTTGATGTCGAACTGGGCGTCATCGATCTCTTCTTGCATGTCTAGCTCTGGATCACCGATCAGAACATCGCCATCGGGAAGCTCTTCGACCATCAGGTCATCGGATGGCGCGCCTTCAGCAAACGGGATCACTACATTCGGGTCAGCCATACATTGTCATCCTTTTTTTATCGTCATCGCCCTTAATAAAAATCATTTGTGCGATCATACTTATGTCTTAGTTATCTGACGCTAGGAAGACTGCACAGATAGTTACCAAGTTGTTAGCCGAAATAGTGCCAATTGGAAAGTAATTTTTCAACCGTACATAGCCACCCGCCGTGGCTGCGTCACTTCATCTTCTTCTATATCTTGGCTGTGGCTAACAAAGAAACCTTTTCGTAATCTGAGCCAAGCCTGTGTGCAAGTGTCAACTATGTCTGAATTATTACCTGATGGAAAACTGGCGCAAATAGATATTAAGTCATCCGCCCACTTGCGTTTAGGGTAATATATCCTGCCATCTTCCAACAATGCAGAACTAGCATGAGCCTTGGCAACCTTGTCTCGATCAGGGCTGTAAGCCAACACAGGAACACCCGCCATGCGTAAAGACTGTATCAAACTGGCTCCGCTTGCTTTCTTCTCGATCAAAACCGCGTCGGGAGTCCATTCGTCATAAGATGCTTGCGCCAGCTTTAAAAGCTCTGGGAAATTAACTCTGTCGTACCACATATCAAGAACGATCAAGCAGTCATAGCCCTCATACTTAAACACGCCCCAAGTGGTTCTGGCGCTATAGCTAGATGTTTCCTTAGTCTCAAACGCAGTGTCGTAACTCTGCAAAACGTATTCAATATTATTTGGCAACTCTTCTTTTTCCCAAGGAACCCACCAAGACGACTTGAGAATACCGCCGCCTTTAGGTGCTGGGCGCTGCTGTAGCTGGCCAGCGGTGGCGTAAGATCCCAGTGACCGTTCCAAGGTACTCACTGTCTTTTCGTCCATCCTATCGGGCCACAGCAGCTCACCTTCGGTTGTGCGTGGATCAGTGAAGCCAAGGCTAGATCGCATTGGCGTAGGATGGGCCAATTCATACCGCGCAGGTAGCATTAAATGATCCCACTCTCCCCCAAGTTGATTTGCCAATATGTGACCGCATAAATCGTTCTCATGTAATCTCTGGGCAATTATAACAAATGCGCCAGTCTTAGGATCGTTAAGGCGTGTCTGCATTGTCTGATCCCACCACTCGATTACTGAGTCTCGCATAGCAGCCGACTGGGCATCTGCGGCACTGGCTGGGTCGTCAATTATTACAATATCACCACCATCCCCAGTGGCAGCGCCGCCCACTGAGGTAGCTATGCGGTGACCAGAGGCTGTCGTTTCGTACCGCTGCTTGGCATTTTGATCAGACGTTAGTTTGACGTGTGGGAAGTGGGCCTGATACCACGGACTTTCAATTAATCTCCTGCACTTGGTGCTGTCCCTGATCGACAAACTAGATGCATAGGATGCATATAAGAATTTTTTTGAAGCATCTTTGCCCCAACTCCAGGCTGGCAGAAGAACCGCCGTAGACAAGCTCTTCATGTGTCGGGGTGGCACATTTATTATCAATCGTTTGATAGATCCTTCCACGACTGCTTCAAGATGATCGCTGATAGCATCAATGTGAAAGTTTGATTGATACGGTACGCCTGGCTCAATCGTCGGCCATGCTGCTTTCGTAAACTCCTTCAATGACCTGCGGTAACGCTCCGCTTGAACCTGTTCCAGTGTCAGCTTGCTTAAAAGCTGCTGCAATTGCGCTGAGTTGGTCATCGCTCACCCTCGTTAAATCTATGACATTTTTATGTTCGACAGTGGTTGCGACCTCATGTTTGTTCGACCAGTTGTCTTTGTCCCTGTTATTCAGGTAATAAATAATAGCGACATTATCGCCTTTGACAGCAGCATTTTCAAATAGTTTATTGGTTACTTTACTGAGGCCAATTGCCTGCCCTTTTTTTATAGTATCCGAAAACTCCGAAAACTCTGCCTGTTTAAGATAGAAAGTTGATGGTGAAATACCTAAACAAGAAGCGATCTGGCTGACGGTTAATCCACGGCCTGCCATCTCTTCGACTTCTTTTATCACTTCTGGCGTGATCTCGAATTTGGGTCTACCCATTGGATTTTTACTTTTGGCTTTTGCCATTACTTAACCTTTCTTTTCAGTGGTGAGCTGTATTTTTTGTAATGTAGTGCGGATCACTGAAAAAAGAAAGACCCGCCGTTGCAGTGCGAAACCTGACCAAGCGGATCTAATTTATAAAGCTATGCGTATTGCTAAAAAAAGACCCGCCGCCAGATGTTGAGGCTAATCAAAATGAAAGCTGCGGGTCTAGTTGTGAGGCAATGCAACGACAGGGATATGTGCATAGCTTTGAGCAGTGGGTACTGCTTATCACATTGCCAGCATTACGACAACATTTATTCAAACAGTTCACACCCTTCGTCGGTTTTTTCTAATTTTGCCCATATGTTTCTATTGTTTTTGTTTACTGGTTTTAAGTAACCTTGAGTTCTGGCATCATATCTCATTCTTCTTAGAGATTTGCATTCGATCTGCCTTACGCGCTCCCTGCTCAAGCCTAAAACTTTTCCAGTTTCTTCTAGGGTCATCTCTTGATAGAAGCGCATATCTATTACTTTTTTCTGCGTGTCGTTTAGTCGAGTATCAAGTTGCTGCAACACTTGCGAGTGGGCTATCATTTTCTCTGTTGAGTTGTCTGACATTATTTGTTTCACGCCCTCCATGTCGATGGTAAATTCTGACGTGGACGTTGACAGCCTGATGTCTTGGAGATGTTCTGGCCAAAGCTCTTCAGGTTCTTTTCCAACCATTGCGGCGACATCGGACGCGAGTTGAGTCCATCCTTTTTCTGTAATGGGTTTAACTTTCATACTTACGAGAGCATTAACTCCCCCCTGACTACGGCCCATATTACGCGCCAAGGCTGCAACGGATTCATATTTTTTGCGGATTGCCTGTAGCAATCTATTATTTCTGACGGTGATTTTTACATTGAAATCCTCCATCACATTGCCAGCATTACGACAAGCACTGCGAAGACCAAGACAGCAAAAGCTATGGCTGTTGCTACTTCCTTAGCCACAACAAAGCCCATAGCTTTGGGTTTGTCTGCGTGTATTGACACATGGCCGCGCAGGTTGATTGCGACCCACTCGCCGTTCTGGCAGGGCAGTTCGCCTTCTTGTGTGTAGACGAACAGGTTTGCATTACCTTGGCGTTTGCCTGCGTTTTCCTGAACCCAGTCGGGCATGTCGTGGCTCCACTCAAAGCCTCTAAATTTCCATGATTTAATTATCATGTTTGCTTCCTTTTCTTTCCGCTTTTAATTGCGCGCTTTGCGGCACGATTGACGGGCTTTAATCCTTGGACTGATTTCTTATCTTTTCCTACTTTGGAAGGGAACGACGCCTTGCTTAAATTATTTGTCATTTATTACTCCTCCTCAAATATTTCGTTAGCAACGTCAATTGGTAGTTCAATCGTGGTAATCCTGAAATCGCAGGCCAGACATTTCCTGCGACGTTTTATTGTTGGGAACCCATAAGCGAAATGCGTTCTGGAATCAGCGGCCTTTAGTTTTATGTGGCCCTTGCAGTTTGGGCAGTGCGATACGGATAGGGTCATTATGCTGCCTCCAGGCTTTTAGCTATGTAGCTTGGCAGGTCTGCGTCTGTGTAGACTTGGTTGCCAAACTGACCACCGAATGTGAAACGTGAGCTTGCCTTCTTGGCTATGTTCTGAGCCTTGCGCTTTGTTTCGGCTTGAAGGGTCATTGCGATATACGGTGTGCGACGTGGATAATCGCCATGACCAAATTCTGGTGTGTTATCGTTTTCGTACTTTTCGCCAATGATGTAATAAGTTTTCATAATTTGTGGCTCTGCAATTTTCTTTGGGGCTTTAGTTTTAACTGCTGTCCATTCGCTACCTTGGCCGCGAACTTGATTGCCCCATACACCTGCGGCTTCGAGACATGCGCCACGCTGTGTGCTGGCTTGGAATATTCCAGTCAGCTCAGTTGCGATGTGTGTTACTTTAAAAAATGCCATTTTGTAGTCCTTTCTAAAAACTATACACAATACCTAGTCTACTACATACAGTAGTACAAGCCCTTTCGTTAATATTATTTTAAAAAATTATTTTAAATCTAATTTGACTGGCATGTAGAAACCCTTGGTTCTATCGCGGACTTCGTTGTGGTTCCGCTCCCAGCGCAGGACGTTTACAATCTCTGACTGCTCTGACGCCACGGCTGTGCAGACCATGACTGCGACGGGGTCTGATCCGCCTGGCCATAACAGGAAGTCATCGGGGCCAAAGTCGTTCATAACATCGCGCGCCGTTTCGATGGCTTTGTTTGGGTGAAACTGCGGGCGTTCATCTGGCTCGAACACGACCTGCATTTTTCCGTATCGAGCCGCGTCTGTCAGATCTGGTGTCCATCCGAATTTGTTCTCTGTGGGTCGAGTGACGATATAGACCGTAGCCATTATGTTTCCTTTCTTATTGGATTGGTGTGGGTGGCCGTGTAGTAAATGTAGCGCATTTGGTAGCACGTAACCAAAACAAACCGAACCCCGTGGCATAGACTGTTTAGATTAAACCACCCACTGGAACTTTAGATCATAATATTTATGTGGGGTCTAGCCAGTTTCTGGGTCGTGTCTGTGGCCCAGCGCGTGACAAACTTTGTCATCGCTTGGCCTTCAGAGTTACGTTGTTCACTTGATTACTAAATGCATCATCCCAAGATACGGGGGCGTCATTCCAAGGTGTGGGTGACACTGATACCTTTTTTACAGTTCGCTGTCGTTCCGACGCGCTGACTGCCATTTTCATTCTGGAACGGATCGAGGCTTTTGCGCCAGTTCTTGTTCTTGGCCACTTACCAATGCTCTGTGCAATTTTCATTACGTTTCCTTTCTGTGTTGTACTATGTACTGCGTATTTTCAGACGGGCTACTATCCCAGACTGTCCAGATAAAATCCATTGTCGCGGCCTTGCCACGCTCTGGAGACATCGCTGGACGCCAAGTCATCGCTATGACCGCCAGTGGTTTAGTTCTTTGGAACAGGTCGTAGCGGCTGGCTGCATGCCAGTACGTTGACTTGAGCAGCATTGCGAAGGGAACGTCTTTTGTGGCTGCGTGTTCGATGAAGTTTGCGGCTAGATTAAATGGTGGGTTAGTTATGATAGATCCGCAAATACAATCTGCGGTCAGGAAGTTCATTCCCGAATCACCGTAACCCCTGTCGTGCAGGTCGGTGGATATAACGTCGAGCCTGTAATCCTTCAGCACTTCTGATATGGCCCCATTGCCACAGGCTGGCTCCCATACCCTACCGCCCTCGAACAAGTGTTGGAAGTTCTTGAGCAGTGCGACTGTGCATTCTGGTGGGGTGGCATAGAAGTCTGCGGCGTTGCGGCTGTTAGTGCTAGACGCCCCACCTATGATGGTTGACGCCCTCATGTGTTGCCGCCCTCGTATGGAGCGATAGGCTTTGGCTCTGGCCTCTTTGCCGACAGCTCACCAGAGCATGCGGCATACCCAGCCAAATCAATGTAGTTGTCTGCGTGGTTAGGGTTTGATTTTTGACGTGCGATTTTGACTAAGCACATTAATATTCCTGCTTGGGTGGGTGAAACATCAATACCCAAAAAAGTAGAAAACAAATCGCCTATTGTTTTAAAATTATCTTCCATGTTTCCGTGATCCGCTGCGCGGTCTTTTGTTGTGTATTCCTTGGCTGTGTCCAAGATCTCGCTGCGCGTATATTTACCCATTGGTTTTCCTTTCTGACTTACATTTGTTATTTTATCTAAGTTCCACTTGGCCATCGATCTTCTCCCATTATTGCCAGTTTTAACAGTTTATCAGGCAGGCCCCAAAGTTCAAAATGATTAGGGCCTGCTTTTTCTTTTTATTATCATGGACTTGCACGTAAATAGGAGCAGGCCCTAATAATTCTCACTCTACCCTTTTATAAAAGTTATACTTTGCGAAACATTTATTTACTCTAAGTGTAACTTCTCCCCTTATATACTTTTTTTATTAGGGCTTTAGGGCCTAAAAGATATAAGTATATATAATTAAAGGAAAAAAGCAGGCCCCAATCCATTTTCGATTAGGGCCTAAACCCTATTTATTAGGGCCTAAACCCGTTATTGGGGCCTACTCTTAAAACGGCACATCCTCAAAACCGTCATCGCCATTGTAATAATTTCGGGTAGCCTCCTTCGCTTCGTCATCAGTAATGCGAGATTTCCGCGTCCAGACGTAGTGCTTCACGCCCTTCACCCGCCACCATTTCGAGGCAACGGGAAAGAAACCCTCATCCCTAAGCAAGCGTCCCAGCGCCTTTGTTGTCGGCATTTCCCACTCAGCGCGCAGTGTCGCCACTGTCTTCAGCTCAGTGATACAGATCATCTTATCGTTCATCACTGCCGATCCGTGATCCTCCAGCAATGCCCGTATTGCCGCCACGTCCTCGCTGACGTTTGCCTCGCGCATTTGCTCTAGGCCGTAAGTTTTCGGGGCGCGGCCCTTGTAATCGAAGTCATCGCTGATCTTGTAGTCTAACAAAAAACGCGCGATTGCGTCAGACCGCTTATTAATCACCAAGCTGAAGAGCTTCTTGAAGTAGGCGCCAGTCCCAGCCTCGCCGCCGTGTTGATTAAAGAGCGCCTCCTTATCTTCCTGTCGGCTGAACAGCACACAGAAACGTCTGTCGTTTTGAGACATAGGCACGGCGTCGGAGTGGTTAGTTGTCATCATGTAGGAGCAGTGATTAGGCGCATTGGCAAACATCGCCTTTCCCTTCGGATGAATGGCCAGCGTGTCGTTGGATATTGCAGGCTTCATGCTATCTAAAATTTGCCACTTGTTAGAGCCAGCAATTCTGATTTCCTCAACGCATCCGACAATTCCACCAGCGGCCCAGTCATTGTATTGTGAGTTGATTGCACTGGGCGAGATGTCCTTGGTGTTTATGCGGCCAATCAGGCGCTGCAATATATTAAAGAAGATCGTCTTGCCATTGCCCTCAACGCCCCAGATCAGCATCGCCCAATTGACGCGCTGCCCAGCATTAACGTAGACGTGGGCCATCCAGTCCAGCAAGATTGTCTGTTCACGCTCATCACTGAATGTGTTCTTGATGTGAGCCAGAAACAGGTCAACGGCCTCCTGACCCTCATCGTCCAGAACTTCGCAGGGCGTAACGCCGCCACGGCGATAAGTGTTCAAGACTGTCAGGCCATCACGCTCAGTAATAATCTCCTCAGTGTCGGGCATAAAGTACATGCGCGACACTGTCGGAACCTCGCAGCGTGATATCGCAAAGATAGAGGCAGGCATTTCGGCTGACGCCGCCTCCGACATCCGACTGAACTTAGCGTCAAAGGCGCGACTGTTTATGCGGTATTCGGGTTGATCAGTGCTGACAAATTCGTTGTCCAGCTCATAGTAAATCCACGGGGACAGCCAGTCAGGAGTGTTTTCCATCTCCCCACCGACTGGACGCGCATTTTTTGGTGGTGAG